CGACCACGCGAACGCGCACTTGCTGGCCGCGAATGTTTTCGATTTTGGTTTTGAGAATTTTCATAAAATTACGCTCCGGTTGTGACCACAAAACCGCTGCGGTCGTTTTTGGCTTTACCTTTAGCCGTTAGACCGACGATTACGCCCGTCGGGTCGTTAAAACGAATATCGCTAGCGTCGCCATCAATTACCCGAATGGCTACGTTAGTTGTTTTATACATAACAAACGCTGGTACTTTGTGAAAAACTACCGCCAGATTTGTATCGGGGTTGAAATCCATTTGTTTTTTGACGACTGGCTGGAATTCCGCCACGCCAGAATAGGAAAAGGTTAAATGGTAGTTATCTGGTACCGATCTAGCTGGCACCTTCGAATAGTCATAGAATTGCACAGTCGGGAATTTTTCAATTAATGTGGTTTTCGGATGGCCGAAATACTGTTTTTCCCATTGGATATCACTGGTGCCGTTTAACCGTATTGCTAGCGTCATATTGTCGCGCTTAGCTTTACGTCGCAGTTTTCGAATATCGCGCATCAATAGGCACATAAAAGCTTCGTGGTGCTGCCACCAGAAAAGAGTTTTCCGAATACGCGCTCGCTGTACGTTAGAAAACGCGCCACGACCAGCTGTATTAAGACAACCAGTCTTACAGCCAGCAATGCCAGCGTATGGGCATAAATTGAGGCGCTCCGATATAAGGTCCGCTGGCGACAAATAGAGAATGCCGGTTAACACGCCTTGCTTTTCTCCCTTGACGGTTTTGGCGTCGCTGGAAACGGAAAGCAAGCTAGTCGGTAGCTTAGTAAATAGCTTATCGGATTCGACAATGGCCGCTATTTCGGGCCGCAGTTCGCGGGTATTAAATAGTGTCATTAGTTATTACTCCGTTGTTGAGGTTGATACGTCGCGAGGTACTCTATCGAATACCTCGCAGCCTATAACCTAACCCGCTTCGATTCTAGAGAAGCCGACGTTATCGACTATGTAGTACGCGCCGTATGTTTCGATTATGTCGCCGACACTCGCTGAGTGCTGAGGCGCAATGCGCACCATCGAACCGGACCGAGCGCTTCTCGGCCCGAGATTGGACATTTCGAAAACATCCTCTAAAACACTTTCGGTATCACGACCGCGATGGGGGATATCGAAGTTTGCGACGTGGGTATAAAAAGAAAAGTATTCCGGTTTCCAACCATCGGATCCTTTCATGGATACTTGTCGATGAGCGCGAAAAGCTGGGAAGCGTGTTTCGGCTTCGTCGCCAGCGTTATTAATGGCGCGATGATTGTCGCGAATTACTGAATTTTGAAAAAGTTTCACTGTGTTACCTCCAATTAGTACCCGAGCCATCCGAGTAGTTCGTTAGTATTCCAGAACCAATCGCCTTCGATCTTGTGACCTATCTGCCAGACTGAATCCTGATCTTGCTCGTCGTCGCCTATCCAATTCATGCCACTATCTAGTAGACCATGATCTGCCAGTATTCTCTCGACTTCCGACTGGTTCACGATGGGGTGAAATTCTGCGTATTGTTGTGAGTCCATGCTGATTGTCTCCAATTGGAATGTGTGCCAGACCGAATTATGAGGCCAGTGCCTGTAGATTGCAACCTCTTTTATTTAGGATATGCAAACTGTAAAAATTCACTATTTTTTAAGCCAGTAATATCAGCAGTTTATAGCTACTAAAATTCTTAGCTGAAATACCTAGCGGATTGATGGGTTATTATCTGGCAGTTTGTTGGCACTCTTTATAGCAACCGTTACCGAATGATGTGCCGACCACGCGCACACAGCGCCGTCGAACCGGTTCGGGGATTCGGTTCGCCAGTTTAGAACCGCCAAACTAGCGAATAATTCCCACAATATGTGAATGGTTCGCGTAACCAATGTTATGTTAAATGCAGAACTACCCCGATCGGCGGAAAAAAGAGTCTTGATCGGATCTTAAGAGGCGGCGGCCCCCTTTTTATTTTTTTTCTTTTTTTATATATTGTACTTTCCAAGCGAGGGGTAATTTCCCCTAATATAAGATTACCCTAATATGGCACTACCCACTGAAGAAGAACGAAGAAACTGGCTCAGATGGTTAATGACTCAGCAAAGCCCGACCAGTCATGGCATCGGTCAGCTCACGCTTGAAGATCTGGAGAAGGTTCCGGGCGAAGTAAAGGATATATGGCAGAGTACAGCTGTAGAGCCCACAGATGATCCGGGTGCATTCTGGGGGCTAATAGACTCCACTCTAGGCAAGGGGTCGAGATATCTCCGTGAGGCGGCTTCTGAAGCCCCCACAACGGTACAAACAATACCAGCTAAGCTCGCATCCCATATGATGGGCTTGGTTACTGACCCAATAGAAAAGCACGTTACGGGTCAACCAGTCACTACAGGCGATATTGCAATGGCTGGGCTCTCTGCCATACCATATGTCGGTACAGGGGTAAAAGCGGGGGTCGGTCTAGGGAAGGAAGCTCTGAGGAGCTGGCGTGCCAATACGCCCAACCTGCTTGAGTTTGTGAGTGGGAGTAGATTCCTGCAGCCAGCAAGATCTAAAGGTGAGGCTGTAGAGAATATAATGTCCTACGGCCCAAGACAAGAACAAAAGGTTAGCTTTTACTCTAATGCGCCGGGAGCCCCTGCAGCAGCTATGGCAGAAGGTGCGTGGCGCGGTACCAAGGATTTTATGAGTCAGCTGTTCAGCCTGAAAGATTCTTGGCGCTGGAGGTCTCTGCGCATATCCAAACAGAAGTTTGACAGGATTGGCGAATATTTTGATGAGACAGGCAGAATATTCTCGAACCCTGACAGTTGGAAAGTCGGCAAGGATGGCACCTCATACCTGTCTACTACAGCTAAAGACCAGATTAAGAAATGGAACAAGATTGTTACTGGCGATCTAAATACTATGGTCAAGCTGGCTCAGCGAGAGGGCATCGAGATGTCAGATGTGATGAAGCAGTGGGATAACATTCACTGGGGCGAAGCCAAGTACATAGATTCGACCAAGCTTGCTGATCAACTACGCCAGCTGCCATTGTCTAAAAACGCAGTGGCAACTAAAAACTCAGACCTGATCTCCACAATGATCAACGGTGAGAAGGGGTGGAAAACAGAGGGTGATAATTTTATTATGACCCAGATGTTGGAGAAGAGATCCGCAGGATCTGCTACATCCCCATCAGATGCGCAAATGACCCCAGCATACGTGGCTATAGCTAAAGCTTATAAAGCAGGTGCTAGGACCAAAGAAGATTTCATCAAGTATTTCGATTCACTAGAATGGCGTCCAAAGGTGGGGCGTATAGAAGAGGGAGCTGACGGATCAGTCTTGTTCCAGTACTCTCCGAAAAGAAAGTCAGATTTTTACAAGGGTGGTTTTAACTCAGTAGCTGAAGTAAAGCCCAATGGCACCACCACGTTCTGGTTGTCCGATGAATTTGATTTGGGTAAAGGTGTAGTAAAAGAGGTGATGGAAGCCGGAATGCAGCATAGGCTTTTGGCTGTACACAAGCCCAAAACAATCAGAACTCCTGAGATCACAGAAGCCGGGTTGGACAAAGCCAGACAACAGATGGCTGAGATAATTACCAAGAGAGGAGAAGTCCCGGTCAGCCCTCGAACAACTCCGGTATCTGGCGCAGAAGAAGTTGCTGAAGTTGCTACGAAGACACGCACCGATATGCTTGGCATGACCAAAGAGGAGCTAGCCGCAATGCGCGGTTTGACCGCAGACCAAAGTATCCCACTTGGATACAGGGCTAGATTCTACGGCACAAGGTATGGGTTACCAGCTGTTGCTGGGGGATTGGCACTACCCGAAAAACGCAAAAGGGAAGAACTATACGAATGAGAACTGAAATGCAAGACACGTTTATCGAGCAGTATTGCCTCACCGGCAATGCAGCTAAAGCTGCTGGCACTGCTGGCTACTCGTCTCCCAAGCAGCGTGGCTACGAGCTAAAGAACAAGTTCCACGTGGAGATAGAGGAGCGCCAAAAGCGTATGCTACAGGATTGCGTGCCCGGAGCTATAGCTCAGCTGCAGCAGCTGGCACAGGGCGCAGAGAGCGAGTCTGTACGGCTGGGCGCGGTTAAGGATGTGTTGGACAGAGCTGGGCTCAAGCCAGCTGAACGAATACAGCAGGAGATTTCCCATGTAGAGCAAGCCTCCACCGATGAACTACGCAGGGAGCTAGAGGCTCTAATAGGAACTTCTGACGTTAGTGAAATCCCAGAATTGGTGAACTAAAATGGTTGGAT